CACACCATAGGTCTGTAGACTCGGATCAATGTTGCCGTGCTTTTCCTGATAGGTTCGGCTGCTAATATTCAGGGCTTCATAGAAAGTATTTAGATCATATTCATAGAATGGAAAATTACGTTTGATGTCTTCCCAGACAATTCTATAGTTGTCATCAAAGGCTCGGGTGAAGTTAAGAGCCAAATCATCTTTGTAATATCGACCCTGAGTTACGCCTGAGGTATGTGTGGTAGAGTCATAGCTCATTTCAACACCATCATATAGTCCATTTTGCATGAATATGAACTGAGGTATCATTCTGTATACACTGCCCACACCCAATAGATGCAGATGTTTGCTTTCTAGGTTAATGGGTAACTGAGTAAAATAAAAGGCTCGCTTAAAGTCTTCCAGACTGCCTTTGCCTAGAGCAGCTGCTCCCATGGCGATACCACCAATGCGGCTTACATGATAGGGAGTTAATTCTTCTACAACATACTGAGTCCATTTCATGTAGCTGTCATAGTCATTGCCCTGAGTAATGAGCATGGGGCGAGCTTTTGAATTTTTTTCGTCAAAAAAGTCTATTTGTCTTTTAAGGTTTCGTCCGGTTTCTCTTGCACATCTTTCAAGGTCAGTACGATCAAAGCGACGGTTGCTAAGATCAAGCCGCTCGCTGCGACCAGAGTCGAGTGTGCGGACAGGAATAACATCAAAACACATAGCAATGTCACTATTACGGGCCTGACTGTCGTATACTTCTTCTTTAAGTTCATTGGTTATGGTCCTTCCTAAAGTAACCATTTGCAAACCACCTGAGTCTGCATGAATACTATGCACCAGCGGACGATAATGCTCGCCCATCCATTCACCTGGACGTTTTTCAGTATAAGCATTATATAATAAACTAATTTTGTGATTGTGTGTGTTGTTTAGACTACCAAATGTACGAGCGAAGAAGTCTAGATTTTGTGGTTCTAGACTTTCTGCATACATGAGTTTAAAATAACTACTTCCACTGGCTACATATTCTAACATTTTAACTTCCTAGTATTTTTAATAGGTGACGTGTCTGATGCAGTGCATCATCTAGTGCATTGTGATACACGCCCTGGCGTTCGTCTGCAGGGACCTGTATGATATTTTTAATGGTGCGGTAACAACGATCTTCCCAGGGACGCCAAGGACGCTTCATGCCACAGGCCTGATAGGCATTTTCCATGATGACATTATCAAAGCCCGCTCCATTGCCCCAGACTGGTAGACTACTACGACCAAACCAGGTACTAAAATCATCCAGTGCCTGAACTAAACTAACATTGTCTCGTAGCAGAGCCTGACGAGCTTCTTTGTCCTGTTTGTTCCACCATTCAACAGTTTCTGGATCAACATGCAATCCAACTGCCTTGCAGGTTCGTAGATCAACAGTACGATAAAATTGGTCTATAATTCCTGTTCCAATTTCAAATTTAACTGCACCTATGCTGGCAATACTAGCATTACTACGGACACTCATGGTCTCCAGATCTAACATAACCTGTATCATCGTGGAGCAAACTCCTGTTGCAATTTAACATTTTCAAAGAATTCATTTTTAGTACTCTGGTCTTCAATGAAGCGACCTTTTAGTACGGTTGTCTGTGTTAAACTACTATGAGCCATGATGCCTCGGTTCTCACAACAACCATGCGTGGCCTGAATATAAACAGCCACATCAGCTGCACCAGTTGCCTTCATGATCTCACGAGCAATGTCATTGGCTAGCTCTTCTTGAAGAGTTCCACGACGCGCACACCATTGAGCGATACGGGTATATTTACTTAGTCCGATTAATTTTTGAGCAGCAATGATGCCTATGTAGGCTACACCACTGACTGGTTGATGATGATGACTACACATGCTGCGCAATTCACTACGAACCACCAACATGCCAGTATATCGGTCTTCACTGTCATTAGGAAAAGCCGTAGCGTCTGGAGCTGCTTCATATCTGCCTGACATGATCTCATAGATGTACATTTTAGCCAGACGACGAGCAGTGCCTTTACTATTAGGATCGTTTTCACGATCAATTAATAGACTATCTAGTACACCTTCGAATTTTTCAGTTAATTCATCTACTAGTAGTTCTTTATCTTTGTCAGAGACATACTCGCTGATATTGTCGCCTGCCCAATATCTTTTATTATTTCGTTTCAGATGGGAGCGAATTTCTTCGCTAACTGGAATATACTTCATGTTCGCCTTTCTATTTTATATAACATTATATAGTATAGTTTATGCTGTGTCAATTACTTTCCAATGACATTACCGAATACATAACAATGATTACGAGTAGCTATGTTATAGCCACGACGCATACCTTCTATGCTGATGTCAGCAACCGTTTTAGCTTCCTGTTGATCCTTGGTTGCGCCAACAGGCATGACCCAAACTTCGGGCATCCAACGAACCAATTCATGATTGTTGGCATCAAACAAATCAATATGGTTACGAATCTTGTCTAAATGATCACGTAATTCAAACCAGCATTCTTCGGTTCCAGTAACAACAAATTTTAACACTGCGGAACTATTGGGCTGTAGATATTCAAAAATAACCTCGGGCTTAACTGCATCAACTTCGCCGCTTACGGTATGCAACTTAGGACTCATGGCCCAGTGCCAGCGACCATAAAATTGGTCTATGAATTCTTTCAATTCAGGTTTAAGAGGTTTAGTAGCATTGGTTTCCACAGTAACAGTCTGTACTGGATTGTCACGGCGATCAAATTCCTCAAGTATGTCCTGCATGGCTTCTTGATTGAGCATGGGCTCGCCACCAGTAAATGCCAACTGAGTATCCTGTCCAGTAACCGGATGACGGAATAATCCAGTTGGATTTGTGGGGGATTTCATCAACTCAGATAGTTTATCACAGATGTCTGAAACTGTATCATTATGAACTAGTTTCTTATATTTAGCACTCCAGCTATAACTGCTATCACAGCCCTGATGCCAAACCGGAAGATCTTCTAGTTTAGAAACGGTGCTAATGTCAAAATCTTTATAGGGTAATACATGAGTTTCGGGTTGGGTTGGATGCTCCTGGCCAAAGCCGTTGCATTCTAGATTACAGCCAAAGAAGCGAATCCAGACCGTGGGTTTGCCAGCCATTTCGGCTTCGCCTTGGAAACTGTAAAATATTTCACTATAACGAATAGTTTTTTCTTTCATACATGCCTTTCTTCAGAATTACATCTAGTATATTATTCTTCTGTGTCTGTGTCAATATCTTTTAGTATTTTTTCGGTCTTTTTAGTAATGGTGCTAACTACTTTTTCGTACTCGTACTGATCCATTTGAGTTTTAAGGAATTCAAGGAATTGATTTTGGAATTCCCCATTGTCATGTTCCTGTGTGACTAGATCATTGATGTCTAACTGATCTATGTAGCGGAATTTGGTAGCCATCTGCTTCTTTTCTTTCTGTATGCGTCGTACAAACGCAAAGAAAGTAATCTGTGTAAAGTACGCAAATGGATTTTTACTTTTAGCCGGATCGAAATTATTAACAACTGCCAGACAATTTTCTATGGCATCTGATATCATCTCGTCCCGATAGGAATAGTTAATAAAGTTTGATTTATAGCTCAGATGTCGAGCAATTTTAATAAAACAATCGCCCAGATAATTGCTTACCGGTGGCATATCTGTATTATCGGTTCGAGCTTTCTGAACTTTTTCGCGATGATCCAGCAAGGCTGCTAAGAAATCAGCATTGTTAATATAGTGGTTGGTGTTTGTAGCTTTGGTCATGATATTCCAATTATAGAGTAATTATTAATAAATGTCAATGCAATTTTGACACTGCTGCTTCTTCTAGAGCGTCCCAGATTTCATCAGCGTCGGGTATGTCTAAGCTGTGTGATTTGTCCAGTTTACCGGCTAATTCTTCGTGTAGTGATTCTAAAAATCCCAAATATCGGTCCAGTGCACCGGGCCTAAGGTCACAGATGGTCAAAATACTGTCAGTGGGGATTAAAATTTCATGATCCGAACTTGTAGGTATGTATGGCGCCATGCTTACAGTTTCAACAACCTGGCCCATCTGGTTAATAAATTTAAATGTACTATAAACTACCGCATCCTGTATGGCAATGTATTCATAATCATTTAGTTTTTCTATGGTGAGTTTATCGTCTACACCACAGGCAACCAAATCACCATTTTTAAATTTAAGTGTTTTATACTGCATTAGTTTAACTGAACCTTAACAAGTTTATAGTCAAAGTGTTCGTCATTGTATATTTTAATTCGTTCTGCCAGATGTAATAGTGTAAAATTCTTTTTGGTTTTCCAGCTTAGATCATCACCCAGATCAAATAGTTTACAACGATCTTTGCTTTCTGAAGTTCTAAGACCTCGTCCAATGCTTTGCAGGTTTCTAATACGACTCTTGCTGGGGCTGGCAAAAATAATATTATGCAGGTTACGAATATTTATGCCTGTACTAAATGTGCCGTAGCTGGCAACTATGATGGCATCGTTTTCTTTTTCTGTAATGTGACGCACCTGTTCCCGCTGATCTGTATCAGTTCCGCCATAGACAAAAAAGATTCTACGACCTTCAGCCGCCTTGGCTTCAATCATGGCATGCAGTTGTTTGCCGTGCTTTTCTACATACTGAAACAGCACCAGGGTGTTACCGGTCTGAGCTAATGCCAGGTTGCGTATAAACTTGTTGCGAGGTTCATACTGGGTAAGGAAATCCATTTCATCCTGATAGGTAAATGCTCTAGCAGCCTTGCGTTGTGCTTCCTGATATTCCAGCGTTAATACAGTTATGTCCAGGTCGGCCAGCTGATCATTTTTAATTAACTGGCGCGTTGTGGTTACCTTGTGAACCGCCCCAAAGATACCTTCTAGTATGAGTTTATGAGTCTGGGTGCCATCTAAAGTGCCTGTAGTGCCAATGCGATAGCGGCAGTGTGGCATTTTATTTAATATGCTGGTCAGTGACTTGGCCTTGAATAAATGAGCTTCATCACCATAGACTACATCAAATCGTTCAAAATACTTCTTGGGTAACTGATAGAGACTTTGCCAGGTGCTGATTATGATGGGATAGTCAGCATCTTTGTCCTTGCCAGCATATACTCTATGCACATGTTCGGAAGTTTTAAATCCATTGGCACTACTATAGTCCTGGAAGTCTGCATACAACTGTTCAACCAAACTGGTGGTTGGAACCAATATGAGCTGACTGCGGCCTTTTTCCAGATGATGCCGCATTATGCTGTATATGATTAGACTCTTGCCTGAACCAGTTGGACTTAATAACAGTGTTCGTTCCGAATAAATGGCGTGCTGTACAGCATCGATCTGATAGTCTCGAACCTCTATGGGTTTACCATGACCCTGTAAATTTAGGTCATCTAACCACTGACGTACATCCAAATAGGGTTCTGGCCCTGGCTCAATGGTATTTTCAACCGTATAGTTATTTAGAGCTGCAAATGCCTTGACATAGGGTATGAGTCCCGCATACAGCTCCTGGGTAAACATGCTGTATAACCGCACCTTGCCGTCCCAGAGCTTGGCTCTGTACTGGGGCATGAAACGAGCACCGGGCTGTTCAAAAGTAAAATAATCAGACAGTTCCTGCATGATGCCAACATCGGCATCTACACGACAATGTACCTGATCCTTAGGCTTTATGGTTATGTTGGCCATCTTTTACGCCTTGATCATGTCCAGCTTTCCAGGCTTCCCACAGTTTTTCATCGTCATACTTGAGTCCACATAACCTAGGGCTTTGTAAAAACAATCTTTCATACCAAAATTTAAACTCTTGGCTATATTCAGGTTCCATTATATCAACTCCCTTACTTTTTTAAACACTTCTCGTCTATCACTGAAATGATAAGAACCATCCAAATGTAAAAAGAAAGCAGTCCAACCATGATTGGCATGGAATGTTCCTGTCACTTCTTTTCCGTTAATAGTATCAAAATAAATCCAAGGATAATTGGCCGCAAAGGTTACATCTATACCTATCTTTTCAAGTCTAGTTCTAAATTTTGATAATCTATCAGCCATTATATCATTCCGTTGGTAAATTTGGTCCATTCAATACTATTTTTAATGTCCCAGGTTCGACTGTGTATGCTTTTTAGTATGCCTTCGAGCAGGCTGAGTACGGTTCGGTGATATTCTAGTTTATCCTGTAGTACAATTAAATCTGTATCCGTGGCTATGAATTCATCCATTTCATTTTTAAGTGGTTTAACACCCTGCCATTGCGGCCAGTTTACTTCGTCTAGTTCAATCTGAGTCATTTCGCCACGATAATATCGCCATTTAAGACGACGCATGCGTAAATATTCCGATTCGCTTCGGCGTGTAGTTAATTTTGCATTGACTAGCAGATTGAGATATTTGGCGTGTAGTTTGGGAATCTTGGCGCTTTCCGAGCCCAGATTGGTTTCGTCTATGCGACTGTCGTTGGTCCACATTTCCTGTATTTCAGCTAATTTCATAATTACTCCACAATTCAGATACAGCCATTATATAGTAAATTATCTATTGTGTCAATACTGTTCTATGGTAAATAATTTATAACGGAAAGCGGCTATGCCTATGAAGTATTCCATGCCAGCTGTGGTTAAATCAAAATCTAACCCCTCGATGCTGACCGGAAATAAATCCTGGAAGTTGAGTCTAACCACAGGATTGTTGTTGCTGTTTAAAATAATCAAACTGGCATCACTAAAGTTACTCTGATATTTTTCGGTATCAAATGCACTGGCTCTATTGCCAATTTTAGCCCATTGTTCACCACGACTAGGAACGCCCATGCTGACTATCCAGTCATAGAGTTCTTTGTAGTTGCTCATGTCTTCGTTGATTAAAAACCTAATGGTAAAGTCACCAAAGTTAATTTTATCACCTGGGTGTGGTATATCAACAAACGGACTAGTCTGAATAGCAGCACCTAGTTGCAGTGGTGGTAAATTCGCACTCTGACAAGTATATGTGATATTGGGTAATTTTGCAATCTGAAATCTAAAACTATTTGGTTTCAAATAGTTTGCTGTTGTTGTCAGTCCTAAACTGGCACCAATGCTAGTTGTTGCTGTATATCTGGTTGTAAATGAAGTAATCATAAGGTCCTATTGACTTTCTATTGACACACCTATAGTATTAGTGTGTACCTGGGTTGCGTGATCTATTAATACCTTTAACTATATTTATCAAGTAAAGAAAAGGGAGTCCGAAAACTCCCTTGACTTGATTACTATGTTTCCTACCAATCCATATTACATTAAGTTTGTTACTTTTACTCGTCTGTAGTATGTATTTGTACCAGCTGTTAAGCTTGTGAACGGATTTGTTACTAGACCGTAACGTGTTTTGAATCCGATCTTAGGTTGGAATGTGCTTGGATCTACAGCACGAACCATTTGTAATGGTACGTATGGGCAATAGAACATACCAGCGTCATAAGGACTTGTACCTTTATAACCTGCTACGTAGAATTGGCTAGCTGTATTTAAGTTTGCTGAATATGGATCAACATAAACTTTGATCTTACCGTTTAATACACCAGCAAATGTATTGCCTGTGTCGTCAACGTTTAGTGAAGTTGATAGAGCAGGTGTGTAATCTAAGATACCAGCCATTGACAGAGCTGAAGCTACGTCTGCTGATACGATTAGAATGTTACCTTTACCTCTACGTGTTGTTTGAGCAATGCTGTTGCAATCACGTTCGATTTGGAACAGTAAGCCTTTGAAGCGTTCTACTGACCAACGACCGTTTGCATCGGTGTCTAAGTCGAATGTACCGAAAGTTGTTGTAGCACCAGTTTGTGCACCAGGTTGTGCTGCACTGTAGATAGTACGGATAACTTCACGGTTGATTTCGAATAAGATTTCTTGGCTAAGAATGTTAGCTAATTCACCTTCTGCGTCAAGACCATGAACTGCTTTAAGGTCCTGTGCTAATTCAACTGTGTATTGAGCTTTTAAACCACGTGTCTTAGCAGATACGGTTGTTTTCTCGATTGAGAAAGCCATTTCGCCAAAAGCATATGTGTCGCCTAATTGCTCAGCGTCACCTGTAGCAATACCAACACCTGTAGTGTATGGGCTAGCTACTGGATTTGAACCAGCGTGAGCAGT